TTTACGGACCCGGATCAGACGGGCGGATAGATTATTCGGAACCACGTGACTGGCCCTGCTGGTGGCCCAGTCGCATTACGAGCGATTTCTGTGATAAATATATGATTCCGTGGGTGTTGGCATAACGACGGCGTTCACGTGGCCGCCGTGAACGATTTCAATTCATAAACCCGCGTTGTCGGCGGCTCCCGTGCAACGCCTTGTTATCTGGAGTTCGTGGTATGGGATTTCCGACAAGTGCTCACATCCGGCAGTTTATTCGTGGCAAAGTATTTGCTGACATTTCTGCTGACACGGCAGGTGATGTCGTCTTGCATTTCGAAGACGGTGAATCGTTACGTTTGCGGCACCACGCGAAGCAGCCAGAACGACCTGAAGTCGAGGTAATCGCGACTCCATTTCGCGCTGATGGCACAGTGAAGCAGACGATCGAAATCGATTTTAATGTCACTTCCAGATAACGACGGCATTCACCGGGTTGCGGCCGGTGACTTCAATTCTTTAGGAACCGTGACCCGCAACTCCGGTGGAATGCTTTGTTAGCAGGTGTTTTATGGTTGTTGATAAAAATGGCGTGGAGATTAAGCCCGGCCAAAATGTGTTGGTACACAATGACGAAGGGACACGCGAGGCGATCGTCGTTCAGCCGTTTCCCACCCATCCGACGCTTAATTCTCCGGGACATTGGGTGGACGTGAACATTGATAATGCAGGTCCACAAGGGATGCCGTCGTACATTCTTGAAGTGCGGGCATCCTGCTAACGACGGCATTCACCGGGCCGACGGTGGATGATTTTTCTTCGAACCGGGTGAATCGGCTCCGGTGCAATGCTTTGTTATCTGGAGTGTTTTGTATGCTGGGTTTTGACGAGTTGTCAGCCGACGATGAATATGGCGACGAGATAAACAATAAATTCGACGAGGTAATGCAGAACAACGTGCCCGCTCGTCGTGGGTACGATGCCGCAAAATCCTACGGTTTGTCTGAGGAGTATCGATTGAAAGCGGCAATCGTGCAGTTGACTGAGATGAACCGCAGAGCAATGGCGATCATCACAGATGCAATCATGCACGGCATGCCGATTACGCCTGAGGTTGCCGACGTGAGAAATCAGATTGTTGGTTCTTCCAGATAACGACAGGCATCACCGGTGCCGACGAAAGACGAGGAAAAACGAATGACTGAAGGAACTGACAACACGCCTGCATCGGCTCCGGTGGATGCCTTTGTTCTACCGCTTTGGATTGATCTGCTTCGCCATACTCTCGGAGCAAGGCCGGAACAGCGAAAAGCGGATCACGGATACCGCAATAAGTTTTGTGCTTCTGTGGGCTCATCGCACTGGTTGCATTTTGTGGCAATGGTCGATGCTGGTTTAGCCACAGCTGGTGGAATGATTAACGATGGCAAACAGCAGTTTTTTTCGGCAACTGTAGCTGGTTGCGAAGCCATCGGTTTGAGTCCATCGGCGATCAAACGAGCTTTTGAGGATTAGTCGGTAGAACGCAGGCGTTAACCGGACCGCGAACGGTTGACGCTGATTGCAGAAAACGCCTGATTCACGGTTCCGGTTCAACGCTTTGTTCTGCCTCTCTTTGGAAACGCTTTCCAGTTATTTTCGAAAATCTTTCGAATCTGTTTGAATACTCGTTGACGAATCAGACGAAGTAAGTAATACTTCCCTTAGTCGAACGCAACGCAAACAACCAGCAAGGAAAAGAATAATGAAAAAGTCAGCCTCAGAAATCATCAGCCTGCGAAACACTCTGCTGTCACAGGTTCGACCAACACGACTGACAGGAAATCGCGAACTGATGCACGAACTGGTAATCCGCATTCGTCAGCTGGACGGAATCTTGGAAGCCCGATCACGAAAGGTGCAGGAATGAGAGGAGGATCCCGGAAGGGGGCCGGGCGAAAGCCCGGCCTCGGAGAAACGAAGGTTGACAAGAATATTGCCCTGACGCCTACGCTGTGGGCTTTTCTTATGTCAGGCGGAAATTCGGCTGGCCATGAAATCGAAACGCGTCTACGGAAGTCTGCGGCGTTTAAGGCGTGGTTGAAGAATCAGGTTTCGGAGTAGGCAGAACGCTACCCATCAACGGGCGGCGACAAACAAATTTACCATCCCAAACGACGTGACCGCCGCTCCGTTGCATGGGTTTGTTATGCGGCTTTTTTATGGTGATGTATGCAGTACGATTTTCAGAGCATTGTGAACCGAATTTCTCGTGATGGGTGGGGACAAGACTTTGAGACCCAAGAGGAAGCGGACCAACATTTGATTGACAACCCGCAGGAGTTGGCGGCACACGCAGCAGTTGAATTGTTGTCGCGCCTTACGGCGATCGCACGAGCCATTGGCGGATCGATTGAAGATGATGAAAGCAAGATCGACGAGCCAGAAGAACCAATGGACGGTTCCATGTTTGCGGTCGGTCAAAAGCTCTACAAGTACGAGTACGGCCTGAGCGTGGAAGAGTACGTGGTGATCGCGAAGGATGAAGCGAATCGTCTGTTGATTATCAAGTGCAATGATTTTTCGTTGGAGTATCCGCCGTCGCCAAGGATTGCGGAAAAAGAAGATGGATTAGTGGCGGACATCAAGATTGCCTTGCAAGAAGCGATTGACAAAACCGAAGAGCGTGCAAAGGCGATGCTTGCCAACGCGAAGAAGGCGAGATCGGAAATGGCGGACGGCAAGTCGTTGGATGATTACAAGTCCGCATAACGACGGCGTTCACCGGGTTGCGGCCGGTGACTCGGAATTCTGATTCAGCGCGGACCGCAACTCCGTGTGCAATGCTTTGTTATTTTGCCATGCAACGGATTATAAAAGCGGTAGAAGAGTTGTTTATCTGGATCACAGCGGTGCTCGCATTTCTCGTGATTTGTGGAGTGCTTGGGGCGTTCATTCTATTTGTGATTTGGTTGCATACTGGAGGTGTGTGATGACCCTGAGTGAACTGAGGGAAGCAGTCGCGGATGCGATCGAAAAGGCAGCGGAATTTGGTGAGTCTCCGGACGACATTCTAGTTTCAGTGCAAATCGACACATGCGGAAAAGACGGCGAACAATGTTTCACAGACAGCACAGGTGACGTGGAGCTGCACTATGACGGGAACCTGACAGCGTCTGGTTGCGTTCTTGTCGGGGTGTCAAAATAACGACCAGCGGTAACCGGGCCGCCGACAAGAGGCTCGGATTTGTGAACACGGCAGATCGGCGGCTCCGTGTTCACCGCTTTGTTATCCGTCGTTTGTGGTGACGCTATGCAGGACGAAAGAACCTTGAGAGAGATCGCAAGTAAACTGAAGGCCGATGGGATGCGGTGCAATTGTGATTTGGATAATTGGGAACCAGAGAAGTCAACCGGTCATTCTTGTGTATGTCGTATTCACAAAGAGTCGCAGCGAATCAAATACCGTCCTCATGACGTTGCCAAACAAGTCTGACGGATAACTTTGAATTATCCGTCGCGTGTGGTTTTCGGAATATCACTTTGCGCGTGATATCCCGATATCGCTTTCGCAAAACACAGCGAGCCGGACGGGTTTCCCCGCCGGCTCTCCCGGTGCTGTGGTGTGGGCCTGCATGGTGCCAAGGCCGTAGGCTATGACGGTCCGGTGCTTTCAGAGTTCGGCGCGTGACTCCTGATCGAAATGCACGATTTTGCCATTTTTGAACCAGCTTCCAGCAGAAGCAGACGGCGATCCTGAACGTGCTCTCCATGTTCTGCCCCATATCGGGGCTGCGTCGTTGTCGCGATCGTAGAGACAAACGGCAGTATCTGAGTACGGGTGCCATGTCATGTTGCGAAACTCAAATACGATGTTTGCAGAACTGGTAAATGCGAATTGTTTTGACGAATGGATAAATCGATCATTCGCGGTATTCCGGTCAACTGTAAACACAATTGCTACACCACGCTCTAAAATCCCGTAGTGTGTCCGATCGTCAGTGTGTACCAGTGTGCTTTGCCCTGCTCCGTTGAAAATGTTTCCGACTTCCACTAGTGGCCAATTCGTACCGTCTACCCACGTCGACCCGGCAGGGCCAACTATAGATGTCAGCGCGTCTTTCAAATCTGCTTCTGTCGTTGTAAGCCAGTCGAGCCAGTCTGTATAGATGTAGGTAACTGGGCTATTTGTCCATTTGATTTGAATACGAAACTCACCTGCAGTTGCTCTTGTGGCATCTTCGAGCTGATAGTGCCACCAATAGCGGTAATAGGATCCATTGATCGGTTGGCTTATAAACTCTTGTTTTCTGGCGTAGTTCCTGCCGATACGGCTGTTTGCGATTCCAGTGGCTCCACCACGGGTTCGCGTGCCTAAAATACGAGTTGCATCACACCCATACAACAAACCAATCCCATCAGACCACCGAGCGAACAAACTAGGGTGCGTTGCATCAATTATTGGAAAATCATCCTCGTTGATTTCCTGCAAAGCAATATTAGCACCGTCCGTAAGTGGCACCCCTACGGAATCATCATAGCCCTCGGTTCCGTCAACGTTCCACGCTTCGACAGCATCCCAGCCAAGAAAGGGATATTGCAACACCATGCTTGCAGAATTTGAATCCTCTAAAATCACTGCTGGAGTTCCAAACCATCCAAGAAAGTTTCCTTCACCAGCACCGTCTATTCCGCGATCAAAGCTCGTCACAGTTCCCGAACCGCAGTCGATTTTTTCTCCCCATCGGCCAAAATCAGTATATCCCGACCCACCAGACACCTCGGTCAACCCGTGCGATACGCAGACAATATTGTCTTCGACGTTGCTCAGGGCGCAAGTCAGGCTCCACGTTGACGGCGAATTAAGCCACACAACCCAATTCCGCGACCATGACGTGCCGACTGTCCAGCATTCCAATGCCGTCGTTCGCGTCATGGTGCCCATCAGCACTTTGTTATCAGCAACAGCCCTCAATGGTCCGGTGACTGTGCTTGGTGCTGTGCCGGGTGCGGGAGCCGAGGCGGTGCCAGAACTGATCAGTTTCGTTGGTGTAACCCCAGTTCCGAAGCCAAACTGAGCACCAACAGCACTTAGAATTTCTCCGGTTGTGCGATCATAGTAGATAGCGCTGATATCGGTTGAAATGCCACCGGATGTCGATTCCGTTGAAAACGTTTTGAAGTCTCCAGATGACGAACTCCAAACAACATCTATCGTCACTGGTGATAATGGCCACGGCCCTCCGGATACCGTTACAGACGTGACTTCTGTCAGCGCGTCGATCGCCGCTTCGATGGTTGCGTTTGACGCTGTGCAGGAAAACACGCAATCAACATTCCCCACCGTCCGCAGCGTCACGTTTCCAAGCGTTTGGCCGTGCTGATGCAAAATATACTGTTTGGTCGCGGTATTGGATGTGAAGTCAACCAATTCGATGATCGGGACACGGCTTTGCCCGGCGACGATGTTACCTCCGCTAAGGCCGTGCAGGCTCATCGAAAATTGCGGTGTATATCGTCCTTTAGTCGTACCAGTGGCGAACAGCCCAAGTATTTCGGCATCTGACACAACGGTTCCGTCATCGGCGTCGATTGTGACGAAATGCACTGCCTCAGCACCATTTGCCGTCAGTCCGCTGCGCGTCCAACTCGTACCCACAGCCTGAACACGTCGCGTCAGTACCGTCGCCTTTGGAACATACCATCCTGTGATCAGATCACTGCCATAATGCCAGGTCCAGCCTTGCCCCGGTCCATATTCCCAAACAGTCGCGCCCGTAGAGGTGTTGTAGCGTCGAATCGTGATGTCGTTTTGGCCGCAACTGCAGCAGAGCTTAAACGCCATTCCTCACCTCGCTGCCATCGGGCCGCAATCGCCAAAGAACCACCAGTGCCCGTCAATCCATTCGGCCTTGCCAAACGTGTCGACTTCGTAAGAATCGGATTCGCTGTGATTCCAGACGGTGATTTGATCAGTTGTCTCGCTGTATTCCTCGTCAACGACGCTGTATGCAAGACGCGTTGCAAGGCACGAGGTTGCGCCGGTTTTTGAATCGGTGGCGACGTCCAAGGCTGCGTCGAGAATCACGGTGATTGGCGGCTGCGTGCCCATTGGCCGAGGACCACGTGACGTGTTTGAGTCAGTAGGCATTCCACGACGACGCTGATAGTCTTGCCACAGCGCTCGAGCCTGCTCCGGTGTAAACACACCGATTTCACTCATGGTGCAACAATCTTAAACAGTGCCACGCGAATTGATGTCGACGCTACACTCGACTTGACATATAGACCAGCCAGCGTAGATGCCACAGGGATGATGCAACGTGGATGACCTGCCGGAATATCGATCACAGCCGTGAACGCTCCAGCAGTATCGGTGCCGAGCTGAACCAATGCCGTCGCGTGAAGATTTTCCACAACAACCATCGCGTCATCGGTAACGTCACCGGCCGCAATCAATTCATGAGTAGTCCCAACGATCTGTGTGCCATCAGCAACAAGCAGACTTGTTGTTTCAACCGTATAAGCCTTTGACGGCAACGACCGTGACAGCGATGACGATTCGAAAAACTCGACCTTGATCGTCGTTTTTACTGAGTTGGCCATATCAAACCAGTCCTAAAGCTGCATATGGGAGAGACCCATAGATTTGAGTGTATTTGAAAACCGCGTTGTCAGGGTTTGTTTCTTCCGTGCCGTCTGTCTTCAAAAGCACAGGCTTTGCAGCGTCAGCACCCTGTGCATCAGTGGCACGACGCACGACAGAACCCACTTTGACGTAAAATCCTTCGTGCCGCCATCGCTTGTACCACGCTTGAGCGTTTGTGGCTCCTGCGAGACCTTCACGGAACTGAATGCGTGCTGTGACGTCCCAACCTTCGTTGATGTTGCCGTAGGAAAACTGATTCTTCGCTGAAAACCCGATTAGTCTTGCTGTTCCCGGAGGCCATCCCAGAAACGTGTCTGAGTTCGTTGCGTGCCGATATGACGCAATTGCATAAGGATTGATTGAAGAAAACCGCCGGCGAATCACACAAACCTGGTCCGCAAGCTCCATTGTCAGTCCTTCGACCTTTTCCTTATTCTCCGTAACGATAGCTCGCCCGTTGTAATCTCTGTCAATCGGTTCGGTTGACGAGGTATCTGTCCATTCGACGTCAACGACTTCAGAATCGAATTCTGGAGCCTGTAAGCCCTCATATCCGACGGTCACCACCCACAACGTCGGACCCAGTGCGGTGACGTTGTAGTTTTTGGCGAATGAAAACGCCCCGCTTGGATGTTGTTCACCGAGTGCTGGAATCCCAACCGCAGATACTGCAACAGTCGCATCGTCACCAATTTCGCAAAGCACCTGCCACGCTTCAGTGAATTGATACTTTGCGGAAAACGGTGAAAAGTTTTCAGACGAAAACTGTCCGCCGCGTTTGCTCCACATTTGAGTGACGTCAATTACGCTCATGCGACCGGCACCAATACAGAGCCTCTAGCAGTGTTTTCTGCAATCTTTCGTTGAGCGTCTAAGCTTTGCGCCTGCAGTGCGTTCTGCTTTGCTATCTCAGACTTAACCCCGTCGAAAGATTGTTTGAGCTTATCCATCGGCCCATTACCTTCACCACGCGTCAACAAACGTGATTCGCTGGCCTGCAGTGGTCCTGTTTCGGATTTCTTATCCGGCTCTACCTTCTTTCCGTCCTGCTCTTCCTGTTTCTTCTGCTGCAGCAGATCCAGGGATGCTTCCTCTGCTGCGATAGCTTTCGCCGTCGCTTCGTCAACACCTTGATTGATTAGTGACTGAACTTTCGCTGCCTCTTTACCGCGTTCGAGTTCGATCCGTCGCAGCTCCAAACGTTCCGCTTCTGACTTCACTAGGTCATCGAGACGTTGCTTTTCCTGTTCTGCTTGCTGCAATGCCAATTCCGCAGCCTTCTGTTCTTCGTCGCGAATTCGTTTTCGTTCCTCTTCGAGTTCCTTTTCCGCTTCCATCTTCGCATGAATTGCGTCGCGTTCTCGCAGCAACTGCTCCGCCTCGCCACGATCTTCAGCAGTTGTGTTTTTCGCTGCCTCAATTTGCAGTTGCTCCTCCTTCGATGCCTTGAGCAACTGCACTTCTTCGCGCAATGTAGCGAGATACTTCTCTGATGCGTCTTTGGCTTCATTAGCAGCAGCCAATGCCTGCCGTTCCTGCTCTCGCACAGACACCAGCATTTGGATCTCTTGGCGCTGCTCTCGCAATGTCGCGAGACGTTCTTTGTCAGATTTCAGCAGCTCCTGAGCTTCGACAGCTGAAGCTTTTCGTTCTCCCGTTATCTGCCACGCCTCAGCCCATTTTTCAACGGCTTTTTCGGATTCATTCACGTTCATGGTGACGGTGGCGAGATCCTTATCAAGCTTGACGAGCAACGCTTCGTAAGCCGCTTTTTTCTTCTCAGGATCGCGGATCAGCTCGATGTCAGTCTTCTGGCTGTCCATCATGCCGGCACGCAGACTGCGAAGCCTGTCATCTAGTTCAGAAGCAGCATCTCTCGCCCGCTGCATCTCTCGCTCAAACTTCTTCGTTTGAAAGATAAAGTCACCGAGAGCCTTGCCGATCGCCCCGCCGATCGTGGCCGCGAGACCGACGAGCCCAATTCGCATTGCAATAACACCGCCGGCTCCGGAATCGGTTGCCTCGCGAAATGCCATGAATTTTCCAGTGGCATTTGACACCTGCGAAGCAATCTTTCCGACTTCTCCCGCACCGTTAATATTTGCGAGTGTACCAACCAGTTCAACTATGCTTTTCGTAGCGTTGCCGGTTTCTCGCACAGTGCTGGAGGCATCTTCAAGCTTTTCTTTGATTGCCTCCTGTGCTTGTGCGTACTTTTCGGAGCTGATCACGCCCTTTTCGTGCATCTCATCAAGATCGACGAGCATCTGTTTATAGCGGTCTGCTGGTGATTCCAGATCCGACAGGACTGATTCGACGCGTTTCATTGCCGCAGTCATGTTGGCGGAAGATTCAGCGAATTTCTGCGACGCCTGATCGTCGGCCTTAATCAGAATTTCGACTGCTTCGCTCATTGCGGACTTTTCTTTCTTCGGATTCGAAGAACGCGACGGCCTGAATAAAACTTACTGACTGATCGAGCGTGCCACCAGAAATTGGCGGAAGCCCTTTGCCGAACAGGTCAATCAGATCGATCAACGTCACCATTTTTCCGCAGTATGAATTCGGGCATCCATCCAGCGAAAACACACCTTCCACACAATGACTGCAACCAGTTCCATCACACACAGGACATTCAATGTCTATCCGATGCTCTTCCGTGCTCAGGCTATAACACTTTCCCGGAGTACATGACCGGCACAGCATGCCGCCACGTATCAAGGCTGCTGTTCTAAGCTTTTTTTTTCCTCTGGTGTGACGTGCTGGTTGTACATGACTTTTCGAAGTAACTCACGAGCCTCCTGGAACGTCAGTACATCCCGCAACGCTTCAGCCGAATACTCGATTCCACCCATGTTGGCCCAGCCAAGAATCACGTTACTGAGCACAGCAACTGTCGCGTCAAACAACTGAGCTAAGGTGAGCTTGTCGTTTTCTGCCCACATGTCGAGGACTTCGCCAACTTTCTGCTGTCCTCGCATTGATTGCGACTTGGCATAAAAAGTTGGGCGAGTTGCTTCAGGCTTATCCTGATCACAATCCAATACCACCGGATACTTCTGGCCCGGCTCGAGTGAAATCGGCATAAACTCTTTCAGTCAAACGTGATTGTCAGTTCTGTGTCAGCACTGCTGCCCTGAGTCGCCAGCCAAGTGAGGTTGTCGACCATCATGTCTGATCGGTTGCCTTGCTGCTTGTTTTCCAACTGTGCTTTTGGTGCTGCGATGGTGATCGAAGAACCAGAAACGCCGACCTGAATCGACAACGCCTGTGCAGACGAGGTCAACCACAGTGCGTCTCGGTCCTGTGTCGCGACCAGTTCAGATTCTGGATCTGCGGTGATGACCGGTGCTCGGTTCGTGACCAAAGCAGACACGTATCCGGAGCGATCACTGGCGTTGACACATTCCCGCATGATGACGCTGTTGCCTGCGTCTACCTCAAGCGTTGATGTGCAGAGTGCAACGCTGTTCCAAGTCAAAGCACCCTGAGCAAACCGCAGCGGTGAAACTGTCGGATATGTCGGTGTGATGAGTGCCGTGTCGGTTTCGTTGCTGGAGTATTTTCCAGTGAAGGTAAACTCAATGTACGCCACCTTGCCAGTCGGACAAACGATTTTCCACGTGCCCATTGCACCAGTGAGCAAGGATCGCTTGCCGTCTTTGTAGTGGCCGATGGTCAATGTCTTGACGTTACTTCCGGGACCTTCAGACTTCGGTGAAAAGACGGAACCGGCCGCCACCCATCCACAGGCCGGAAGCAGCACGCTCGCCCAGTTCGGAACGTCCGTTCCGTTGTACGTGAGATCGTGAACGATCGTGCAAGTTCCGGTCATTCCTTCCGGAATCGACGTCAGGTAGTTGAAACCACCTTGACCTTCACGACGAGTCATTCCGACGTTGGGCTGAATTGCAAAGTCGCGAGCGTTGTAAACGCCTTCAGCACCGGTGAGCGTTTCGGCCGTTCCAATCGTTGTTTCGGTTTTGGCAGCAAACACAGCGCGACGTCTAAGCAATGGCATTGATTCTGTCCTATGTTTTGACGAGCCCTTCAGCTCGCAGAATGTTAAGATTGATTCGTCGGTTAATCTGCTTCATCAGTTCTGATTCGATATCAGAAACCAATGGTGCTGCCAGATTGTTTTTTACATAGGCCCCGTATGCCGAGACGCCTTTGATTTGAACGATCGGAAGACGTCCTTTTCCTGTTCTCTTAAACGCGTTTCCCTTCCAAGACATTTTCACGACGCCAGGCTTTGGACCAGAAAACGCACCATCAACGCGAGAACGCCCTCCCGTTTTCTTGATCTTGTAACTGACTCCGCGTTTGTCCTGCTTGCCTCCGAAATGTCTCATTCCCAGCCGTGGTGTTTTCTTCAACTGCACGACAGCAAACAAACTTCCTTCCGTTGCACTGGCTCGGATACTGATTGGCTTTTCCGCTTCGTCTTTCTTCAAGTTGATCGTATTGCGAACGTCTCGACCCATCTGCAGTTTCGTCTTTTTGCTTACTGCGTTAATCGCTGCAGCCAGTTCCTTTTTCATCTTCTTTCCGGCTCTGGCCGTCGCTGTTGCAAGCCTGTCGAGCTGGGTTTTTCGTATCTCAACAGACATCATCAGTTTCGCACCGTATACGGATCGCCTTCACTGACTCGAAACGTCACCATCACAGGGACCGCGATTCCGTCATAGCCACCGTCAGACGTTGCCGTTTGCTGTGCTCCGAAGTCCGCATTGATCGCGTTCCCATCAAACGTGTGCCAAGTGCCTGATGTTCTGATTGCTTTGTGAATCGCAGCCTCTGCGACGTCTTCGTACAACTCAATCGGAGTAGAATCTTTTTCGCTCGGAGCGATATGAACACGCACAAGAAACGTTTGCTGATATGCGATCGCTGGGGGATTGCCCGGACAATCGAGGTTTTCAACTCGTGTCACTTCTCCACGTGTCAACACGATCAGACCATGAGCCGGTGTGTATGCTGCAAGCTTTGTTGGACGCACCACATCAACAAATGTAAACGCGTCGTTCGGTTCAGTGATCAGCGTTTCGAGACGTGCGAAAATCTCGTCAGAGATTTTTGTCACAACTGGCTTTTCAATAATCACCGACATATCAACACCAACATTCCCTCGTCATGTTCCGTCAGCAACTGCACAGAGACCTTCCGAGCCGTTTCACCGATTCGAGGTGCCAGACTGATCTGATCGCCTCCCGTGTCGAGTTCGTCGCTACTGATTCCAGTCGTTGCGCTGTTCGCAACACGCACTTCAAATTCCGTCAGAATCTGCTCGTCCGGATTGAACGTAGCCACCTGATTGCGGGTGACGACAGCTTTGATTTCTCGCGGCTGTCGCACCGCATCAGTATGGAATCGATGCGGGTAGTATGTCACCGTTTCAGCGAAATGATCGCTGTTGAGAAACACTGTTCCCGCATCAGTTACAATCCGTCCTGCGAGACTCATATCAATTTCGCTTCGAAACGATCTTGATATAGTCGACAGAAAACGCATCGGTGTTGTTGTCCGACGTTTTCTGAATCTGGAAGTATGGCTGAAACCCTGCGGTGTAATTCGCCATCGTGAAAGTCGTAGACGCTGCCACTCGCACACCGTCGATATAAAATTTGACGTCTGACTTCCCGCCCGTGAAATCAATCACGAACTTGCGATAAACGCCGCTGACGAAACTGACTCCGGTGGCGACGTCGTCTCGGTCGGTGACCGCGTCATCTGTTTCGCAGACGATCGCGTTGCTGCCGATAATGCGAAACAACGCATGCGAAGCAATGTTATCAATTGCGTCGGCGCGGGCACTGGCCAAACCAAACGCGATCGAAGTTGTTGAGTCGCATGTACCACCCGTCTGAGCAGTAAACTTGACGCGAAATTCAGCCCGCTGAATCAGGTCAATGTCATAGTTCAGAATGTCGCTCGTGAAGACGCAACAATTCTGCACTTCCGTAGCTGACGAGTTTGCAAGCGTCAGTTCACCATTGATTCCGCCGACTGTTGCGGTTGGTGTCGTCCCTGTAACGACCAAATCCCACTGATCGCTTCCAACTGGCGACGCGAGCACTGTCTGTGGCCCAAGAAAGTCGTCATACCATTCCACGAAATCCTGAATACCAGCCATAGTCTTCACCTTTCAAAACAACGGTCATCGCATTCCGCTACGTTGTGGAGATGCTTTCATAAAGCCGGCTGGCCGCACGACCAGCCGGCGGAGATCACGTCACAAGAGCATTACGCTCCGTTGTGCTTGTACAGGCCGCGATAGTCGATCGGAGCAACTCCGAATGTCTGTCGCACCTTGTATTTGTACACGTCCTTGTCGAAGTCCCATTCGTTTTCGAGAACTGGGGACTGCTCACCTTCAAGGAAGGTGATTTCGACGGTGTCCACCTGACTATTGTTTGCAGCCAGATACCAAGCCGTTGAACTATTGGCGTCGAGCAGTGGCTCGACGATCACCTTCAACGGTCGATCTCCGTTCGGCCCGTAGATGTTTTTCGTGTTGCTGTTTCCTGCAACGTTGCCACCCACTGACGGATCTGCAAATGAAGCCATCAACTGTAATGCTGTTGCACTGAGTGCCGCAGGAACGATCAGGAAGGCCGGCTGAATGTTCAGAATTACGTCCGAACGCAGCCCCTTTTTCGTCATCATGCTGATGTATGCGGTGTTCAGAGTGGTGACACTCGGAGCACCTGCACCCGTCGCGAGATTTGCGTGTCCGCCGGCTGTCGTCTGTGCTGTCGCGTTAAACAAAGCTCCAGTGTCAGCCATTGTCGCATTGCTTGTCAGAACGCCATAGACGGCCTGATTCTGCATACGTCGACACGCTGCACCCTGCATTGCAGGAATGCGGCTGATTGCGTCAAGATCATCATTGACGACCGTTTCCCAAGTGATTGTGAACATGTTGCCGTACTTGTTGACCTTGTACGTTTCGCGAGCGTCGTTCATTGGTGCATCAGGATACGGATTGCCTTCTGGAACCATTTCTGGCGTCCCCATTTCGCTGAACCGGATGCGATTCAGGTTCTTGAAGTCCGCAGTTGTGCCGGCGTCACGAGCCCACATTGACCACGTGAACGGAGCTTCTTCGTACCCCGCGAGGAGGGTTTTGTTTGCTGCGTCCAGAAGCAGGTTCGAGAAACTGCCTGTGGTGTGGTACGCGTCACGCTGCACGCGATATCGATTGAGCGTTCCAGGGTGGCCCATCGCAACGAGTGCGATATCTTTTGGAGCCATTCGCCGAACGTCGCAGCCAAGCTTTTCAACGTACATTTCAGCAACTCGGCCCAACTTCATGTTCACGAAATCTTCGTGACCTGCAGCCAGTTTTGCAGACGCCTGACTGCGAATGCCGCCCTGACGGAAGGTACGGACAACGAGACCGTCTCGCATTGCTGCGAACATCTTGTCATCAGCGGATTCTGTCACAGTTGCGGACATGCCGGCGGTCTGGCCGATTGGTTTGGTTGCCATTCTTTCGAGAATCCTTGTACGAGCGGTGTTGAGATCAACGCCGCCATCACAGAGCTGGTCGGCAAAGGAACGTTCGATTTTGTGAGTCGTGCAAAGTGCGTGGATCTCTTTCCGTCGCTGCGAATCCTTATTGAGCGCCCGGACGATTGCTTCTTCCACTTTCTTTGCTTCCTCTTCCTTCGTTGCACCGTCCATGTTTTCGACGATGTCTTCTTTCTCTTTCTCAGGCTCAGTCATGCCTTCCATCTTCTTGATTGGTTCTTCTGGTTTCGGCTTTTCACCCGGATTCATCTTGCCGACAACCCACGCCAAAACCTGATTTGGATCCGTCATTCCGTCTGGGAGCCCCATTGCTGTGAGCTGGCCCAATAGCGCCTCGTCCATTCTGGTTACCTTTCTTTCGAGGTCTGTATAGGACCTGCGTACAGTTGAAAGCTCGTCTGCACCTGTGGTGCAAATCGAAGCGTTATGAGGCTGCCATCTCACATGGATGACAGCAGGACCTTCTACAGTCACACCGCGTTTTGTGGTGTATGACTGCCCGTGTGGGACAAACATTGATTCGAGTGGCTCAGCGGTGATTGAAAAATCAGTGATGTGGCCTTCATTCATTCGCGTACAGATCGCTTGCGATTCTGCGTCTGACGCAAAGTACGGCTTACCGTGAAGTTCACCGTCTCGGATTTCCAGATCACGAATGCTGCCGAAAATGTTTCTGACAGTGCGATCGTCGTGAGAATCGACAATAGGAAACTGCTGCTGTCCCTTTCGCAGAACCATGCCTTCCATCAGCAACACTTCACTAATGACATAGCCGCGATCTTCGTCGTATCGCCGAACGGGTGTTTCCGTGGCGACGACAACGTCGGACACACCGCTATTCATGCCGACGGATCGCATGACGACGCGTTCGTGTTTGGATGGTGGCAGTTTTCCTTTTTTACGTGTCATCGTCGTCATCCGTCTTGGCAGCACTCTCCTCAGCCGCTTTTGCCTTTGCGTCTTTTGCGTCACGTGACGCAATTAACTTTGCCAGTTTTTCTGCACGCTTTTGCAGAACACGCTTTGCCTGTGCTTCGTTTTTGAATTCGCCTGCTTTTGGCTTGGACATGAAATCCGGCTCGTCCAAACTTATTGGCCCGTCATCCATGTAATGCGTCAGACCGTCGTTATCAGTGACATTCAATTGCCCATGGAACCCACCGAAACCATCGTGATAAATTTCAACGCCTACTTCTTTTCCGTGTGCAGAAATGGTGTCTGTATCAGACAGTTTTCCGAGATTTTTTGCGTTGCCTGAGATGGTCGATACGATGCGATCAGCTTCGCGTTCAGCGGCGGCTGTGGAATTAACCTTAGTTTCCTTGACTACCTCACCATTTACTCTGACTTCAAATTGAACGGCGTCATCGATGACTTTGCCGTGTTGCTCTCCGAAATCCACTTCCTTGTCTTCTGACTTCTTAACAACAACGGTGACGTCACCGATTTCCGTTTTTGTCTTGTTGACGACTTCTCCTACTTTTGGACGTCCGGGAAATCGTCTGTCTTCAACCTTGGCGCTTTTTTTTTCACCGTTCGACGCGTTAGACGTTTTGTCAGCGTCTATCGTCTTTCCTTCGGGGCCTGTCTTGGCAACGCCGTCTTCAATGTATAACGGTGATCCATCTTCTGTGGACACCCACTTGCCACGGCGTAGCAGTGACCGCTTAATCGCTTGGATTTCGGGTGTTTGATCCAAATCTGTGTCAACAGAGCCATCAGCAGCATCGGTAATGAGCATCTGTGCTGTGGCTTCCGTTAGCCCAAGCGACTGCAGGAATACTTTTGTTTTGGTTTCACTGGCTGTGCCTGCAATGAATTCGGCAAGAATATCTTCGATGGCTTTTCGGTTTCGCTGCCACTGCATGCGGGACATGTCCGACATTTCACCCGCTGGCGCTGGTTGCCCATTTGGCATTGCAGACTGTGCTGCCAGTTGCTGACCTTCAGCCTGAGTTGCGTCGACTTGAGCCATATCAGCAGTCACGAGTCCTAACTGTCGTTTCAGTTTTTCTTCTTTGGCTCGCTGATAAAACACGTTCCGCCAGTTCTTACCACGCTGACCGAGCTCGTCTTGATATGTACTCTGGAAGGAGGTCAAAGCAGCGTCAGACGCAGCCTGCTCACTCTGCGGGTCAACCCATTCCCATGCTGGAGTCTGCCACTCGACAGCGGTTGCGGCTCTACGATCTTCAAGCACTTCGGACATTGACGAAAACCCATCAACGCCAGCGGTTGCCGCCTGCTCACAAAACCGATCCCAGATAGGTTGGCAGCAATGCTGCACCATGTATTTTTGCCATCGACGGAACCGGCGACGGTCTTCGAGCATGCTGGTACGACTGCTACTGTAACTCGTGCCGCTGTAATTTCTGGAAACAACTTCGTAACTCAGGCCAGTGCCTACTGAGATTCCGCGAAGCATCAGGTTGATCCACGGCTCTGACGCTGAGTTTGGACGACCCGGATTGATTGATTCAACGGATTCGCCAGGTTGAAGCCGAACGACCATTGCAGGTTCGAGATACTCAAACTGATTGCCGTTAGTGTCCGTCGTTTCATCATCTGTCGACGGCATTAGCCCGGAACCAGCTCTGCCGGTTGTTGTGATTGCCACTCCGAAACATGACGCCACAGCAGACGCCTGAATCTCATTGTCGACGTAAACGCCAAGGTCCCGCAGCCACGACATCACAGGCGCGAACCACGACACGCCACGGCTCTGGCCGATACGATCCATGCGATACAGGTGCAGGATGTTTTTTGCGTCGACTCGTACCGGTTCCTGTCGACCCTGTGAATAAGGTCCGTTTGGATGCTCCGGATAGATCCAATACGCAAGAGGTTTTCCGAGTTCGTCGAGTTCGACGCCGCGTGTAATGCGGTTGCCGTCAGTGCTACGAACCTTGTACGTGTCTTTTTCGTTGGCGAGCCGATCGGCTTCGATCAGTTCAATAGCGAGCGGGACGGGCCGATAGATTCCGCGATACTTTTCTGACGGTGTATTGACCAAGTGAATCAGCACTTCACCGGCTTCGACCATTTCCCGCTGTGCAAGCTGCTGGATTTCAGCAAAGCTCAAACGCCCGTTGACATCGCAGACTTCGCACCATTCCAACCACACTTTATCTCGGAGTTCGTTGACGTCCTCAATGTCCGTGCCTTCAGGCGTTTCCACCTGACTCTGAGCGGTGATTCCGCTACCTACAACGGAACTGACAATTGTGTCAACGACGCCCCATGCATAGGCGTTGTCTCGCACGAGAGCCCGTGACCATGCCCGAAGAGCATCAGCCCCGAATGGGCCAAGCAGCTCGCTGTCAGCAGATTGGTTTTTCGGCTTTTTGTTATTGGTGAGCCGATTCGCCTCAGCGCCCGAGTACATACGCTCAAGGGTTCGGCGTTGCTGAGTTCGTCGCACACCAGCGGCCGGTGAAAACATTCCGACAATCCGGTCGATTGCAGAGCCGATCATCGACTGGTCCTCTGCATTTTGGCGAGTCGAAACATCCCGCCGCCAGATTCACGGTCGACCTGCGTTTGCAACATGTTTCGCTGCTCGAACAGCGTGTTGAGATCCAACGCTGTGACTGTGCGAGACCCGATTGAGTACGACGACGCCCCGCCGGTGAGCAGTGCTTCTATCGCTGCGTCGATCTGTGCCAGTAGTGAAGACGCTGTTGCCATGTCACACAGTTTCGCGTCTGTGTGATCCGTTTGGCAAAACTCAACGTTCTACGTATGCTATGGCGTAGCAATGCACATTTTTCAGGAGCTCACTGCAATGTCAAAGACAGTCGCGGGATTTATGGTCACGTTCGGGCCGCTGCTTGCATGGTTTGGTGGAGAGTTTTCAGCAAAGGCGAACAACGCCGCCTCGACACCAGATACAGACTGGTATTACTCAATCAAGAATGGAATCGGCGTGATTCTGATTTTGATTGGTTTGGGGATGTTCTTTTTTGGGGCAAAGCGGTTTGCAAGCGGAAAATAAAAAAGGCGACTGATGTGAGTCAGTCGCCTTTTATTGTGTTGTCAAGTCTTGCCTAGTCTCATCCTGTCATGTCCGGTCATGTTCCGTCGAGTCGTGTCTGGTCCAGTTATTTTCACCCGCCAAACAGTTTCAACGTCTCGCCGATTGCCATCTGATGTGAAACGTCTTTGACTGCGGTTTCGATTTTCTTCGTTGCCTTCGTTGTGCTGAACAACTCGACCGCACCGAGTTGTGCAGACATCGTCAGATGTTTCTTCTTTCCCTCGTCAGTCAGCCGGTCAAAAGGGATATGTTGCAGATGCACCAGCCCGCGACGTGCAGCCTTCTTTGCCCGTGTTCGATAGTGTTCGGAGGCGTTGACGGCCTGCTCTGAATCAAGCCGTAGATATCCCTGATTTGCCACGCAGTCAAAGAAAATAGATTCCCTGACGAGCGTGTGCCGTGCTGAATTTACGTTGCTTCGGCAGAACTCGATAACGTTCCGGCCCAGAAGTTTCGACAGCTCATCGTATGTCACCAACTCACCGACTTGAGTATTCCTCAAACGGTTTTCAATGATCGCTGTATCCGCTGATTTTGCAAATCTTCCGTTTTCCATATTGAGTGATCTCCGTTGAGTAAGTAAATAAGTTACGTCGAGTCGTGTCGAATAGCGTCGAATCGAGTCGTGTCGCGTCGCGTCGTGATATCCCGCGTGCCACCAAAAGTCTTGTGTTGTCGAATCTCAACAAGTCGAGTCTCGTCTCATCACGTCACAATATTCCGCAAGCCACCAAAAGTCTTGCCTTGTCGCGTCGCGTCGCGTCGCGTCATGTCATGTCGTGTCGAGTCTCGTCACGTTTACTCAACAACGGAAAACCGACCTGCGACGCCACCGTTTTCGACTCGCATTGAGCCGAATCCGATAAACTTGCCAGCCTCTTCCAAGTGCTTCCGCACCACTTCTTCAGTCAACCGATTATCGAAGCACAGAATCTCAACCATCGTGAACCACTTTGACAGCTGCGGAAAAATCCGCATCACTCGTTTTCCGCTTCCACGTTTGCCGTCCGATGGAACGAACATCGAAATCGGTTTAACGTCCGCAATGGTAATTGCACCGCCGGAAGCGTTTGTCAGCAGCAGGTTGTCATTGATCATGATTCCCTGACGGAACAGTTTCGTATAGGTGGCCTTGCCCGTCAGTTTCATGTTCAACCGACTGCCCGCAGCCTCCAGTGCGTTTTTCAGCGCGAACGGCTGAACGAACACCTGACCATCATCAGCCTGATGCACTTTCAGTTGCCATGTTCGCTCCTCGAACTGTTCATGTGTTTCGTCGCTGTTCTTTTTTTCGAAGACAGGCTTGCCAAAAAAAATCGGGGCAGCAGACTCCAGCCGAAAACTCAAATTTGTGACACTTGACATATCTGACACTCCACGAAAAAACCCGCAGTCAAACGCTGCTAGACGTCTGACGCGGGCTGATCAATGAGCCGAAGCTCATAAAATCCAAGTTGTGACGACAGCTAGCAGACTGCCGGTGCGGGAAGTCTACAGGCGTTTTTTAGACTGTCAACATCATTCAACCTCTTTCCATGTGTGCCCGCAGTACCCGCACTTGCAATACCGCGTCCGGCCTTGAGTGCTGTAGACACGTGAATATGAATTTCCTTCAGTGGCTGGATCCAGCTCACGCAGCCGCTGGCATGCCGTGCAGTTCTGCGGCACAAATGATGTCACTCGTGGTTTCGGCTGCTGCACAACGACGGCAGAAGCCTTAACGTTTTCTGAGACTGTTGACCCATCCTCCTGGCCGTCTTTTGGGAACTCCATGACGTTGGGCCGCTGGCTTTCCTGCCGGTTGTTTCGCTTGCTCATTGGAGGCTTTCTGTCGAGGAGTGACACTGGGGCCATTCGGATTCTCTTTAGTTGGTGACAGTAAATAAATGCCGCGAGCACCAGCCGCAGCCGCTGACATGCACATTGCATCCAGCCAATGATTGTTTTCGCTAACGACGTTCCAGTACGTTTTCAGCCCTTTGCCTTCCTTGAACTCGCTCACCAATTCTTCGGCGACAACATGCTGAGCAAAGCTCGTGTGCTTTCGGTCATTCGGTTGCACGAACAGCGACAACGCACCGCGACGCAGAAAGTTCTGATCGTCGAACGTCGGTGTCAGAAATCGTTCATGCACGAATTGTTTCCAATAGTCTGTGTCCAGCTCGTAAAGCCAAAGGTGCTGAGCTTCCTGATATGCTGCGTGAAAGTGATTACCCGGCTTGATGTTGTCGGTTTCAACCGTTTTGTCACGATACCGCCCGATCCCCTTTGACACATAAAATGGCGACCCGCCGACGTTCCGCACGAATTCATAGGCTGCATCGGTGAAGGTTCCTGAGTCAACGAAGATCGCATCAACCTTGCGTTCAGATCCTGCCGCGTCGACATACGTTTTCTGAAGCAATTCGTCACGCCATTGAAGCAACGCTCTGTAAATCTGCGGCTCACTAGCTTCGTTATCCATGGCTCTGTCAGTGCCAGCGACTTCCGCCCTGCCGTAATCGATCACGCAACCGCCGGCACCTTTCCACCACGCGACAACAACCCAGTGACAGAGATACTTGCCGAGGTCAATCGCTGCCGTAATACAAGACGCATTCGCTGGCAACTGTCCACGATCAAGCCCACTCAGGCGACTCGCTACAATCTGCCACGTCAACCCGCTTCCCTGTGGTCCGACTTCCTCCGGAGGATCGTTGTCGATTTCTGTGGCTACGGCCTTTTCGCCTAGGTCCGCCACTTTGTTGTAGTACGACTGGATCGCAGATAACTCAAGCGGCTCACCGTCCTCATGCAGTTTTTTGCTGTAGGATGACGGATTGCTGATGACACAATCACGTTCGATTTCGTCTCGATTATCTCGCCAGAATCTAAACGCAACGCGTGCGTCAGGGTCTGTGTCTTCTCGCTCGATTCTCAGACGCAGATACTCTTGCACCAAATCCATGCGGTCTGGTGCTTTGATCATCTTTCGATATCGTTTGCCCTTCCACGACGGTTTCTGTTTTGGATCCGTGAACTTGTACGCCACACACTTACGGTTTTGGATTGTGCAGAGAAACACGCGGGCAACACGTTCTGCAGACGATGCCAGCCCGCCGATATCCTGCTCAATAATCTCTTCATTTTTTGCAATCAGTGCATCAGATTCAGCTGCCTGCCGGTCTTCGATATCGTCGATGATTGCAATATCTGGCCGCACGTCTCGATAGTTGGTTCCTCGAATACCTCCATCGATACCAATCGACGCGAGAATCTGACCACGCGAAACTGGCTCAATGTCCTCAGGCCAGTCATCGGGTAACTGGTGCCTGCCGATCGTCGGATAAATGATGTGATCCGCGGCTATCTTTAGGTTTGAATATTCCCCTTTAACCGTCTGCATCCGTGCTCGTGATGACCAGCCGCCAACGGCCTGAAACGGTATGCACAACTCTGGAAAGTCCTGCAGCAACAACTCAGACTGTTGCAGTTTTTCGCGTACCGTTCTCAGTTCCGCTTCGCTTTTTCGTTGATTCTTGCCAATCACAATCGGAAATCGACTCAGACCCTTAAGCGTCAGAAACAACGCCGTATAAATCGCAAGCTTCGTTTTGCCTTCACCTCGCGTGCCTGCTATTGCCTGATCGCCGCCATACATTGCAGCCCTCACAATTGACTCGTGCATATCACGACGGTCGGCAGTAAAGTCTTCGAAAAACACGTCTGGGAAGTAGGTCCGCAGAAACAACTCTCCGTCTTGAAGCGTATCCAGTCTGCGCTGTGGTTCCTTCGGGCAAGCAATTTTCAGGTCACGTTCGGAAGCGCGTTTTGTGGCCATCCGCTCGCGTTGTTTTGTCCGCTCATCCTCACGCAGCAGATTCCGCGTCACCGGATGCGAGCTTAGCAAGCTCTCCAGGCGGGAGGTGCTTAAGGAGTTCAAGTAATCTAAGGCGTCTTGCGTCATCAACTTCCTGTTTTTTGATTGCAATTTCTTCGCGCTTCAAATCTGCCAAGTCCGCACGAGTCAAAGCTTGAAACGCTTTGACTTTCATTTCGTCATCGCCTGACTTGACCACTTCAAACATCGCGTTCACTGCATCGCGTTTCTTCGTTTTGCAGTTATCAAGCCATCCGCTCGTGAGTGCTCGCCCAACTAGTTTCACATCAGCGAGCGTGTTCAGTTGCATTCGAACCCCTTTCCCCACAACGACTTAGAACGCACTAACTTTCTTTCAAGAATTTTGGGCTTTCCTGAC